TCTAAAGGTACGTAGTATAACAACGCAAAATGCAATGGAATTCTCGGCTGGGAAACCTTTCCAGGAATGTCTTGCTAAACGTATGAAAGATCATCCAAATTTATTATTCGGAAGAATGGTAAAATCTGATGATATTCAAGCTTTAGTATTGAGAAGTAGGGACTATTGGGAGGCTAGGGGTTATTCAAGAAGTGAATTGGATAATCTCGAGTTTGTCAGTGGCGACTATGAATCTGCGACAGATAATATAAATCCCCAGACAAGCGAAATAATTGATTTATTTTGCTTCAGGCTCGGTTTATTGCCAGACTTCAATTTAGTTGAGGGACTGGATTATCCTGTTATTTGGAGTGTGATGGCAAAGATTTATTCTTTTATGAAAATAGAAGGACCTAATTGCACAAAAAACAATTGGGTTTCTTTGTCACATTGGATAATGTGCCTTATGAGAAAAACACCTGGTCGAAGGATCAAGGTGTCCAAGTATCGTCAGAATCTTTGGGCTAATAGAAGGGTGCAGATTGATAAGGATCGTACTGTAGTTCAGACCTATGGACAGATGATGGGAGACATAAAAAGTTTTCCTGTCCTTTGTTTGTTGAATCTGAGTTTATGGTATGATTCTTGTGAAAACAGATGTGTGATGTTAAAGTCATCATCTGGTCACTATAAATCTCAACCTCCTTGTTTAGTCAACGGAGATGATTTTCTTGCATATGCTCCTCGCTCTGTCATTAATACTTATATCAAGAAGACAAAAGAGTTTGATTTTACTTTATCTCTAGGTAAGACATATATAAATCCTCGACTTGCTGTGATCAACAGCCGTCCTTTCTATCTTAGAAAGAAAGATTTAAGTGTGTCTAACATAGAGTTAAAGTTAGTCAATCTCTGTATGAATCAAGATATATCACTTCCTATGGTAGGAAATCTGGATCAGGTAACTGATCTAAGAAATCCAGAAGATGTTGGTGAGATGTTTGGGCTTTTTATGAAGTTCAATAAATCTCGTGTTAATGAAGAAACAAGAGACGGCCTTTTAGGTCTTTTTGTTTCACGTGAGTTGGGCGGTCTTGGTGCTACTCTCCGAGAGGGGATTAGAACCAAGGTCACTAGACAACAAATGATTATTGCTACAGATTGTAAGGAACGCCTTTCTATAGGGTTGCGACCTCGTTTCTCTGCTCAATATATTTGGAAGATCCTTAACAAACGCCTGAATACTAAAACAGGTCAGATTGGTACCCACGAGGGCACTGGTCTAGGTATTGTTAAGATCCATAATCAGAATACTACTGATCCAGAAATGGGTATATTGAAATCGTATAATTGTAGTCGTGCTACACGCGAACTTATACGTGACGATTGGATTGCTAAAATTTCGAGAACGAAGTTTACAGGAAGAGGTTACTTTTCTTGTAAAACGAAGACTCAAAAGTTTAGAAATATCATCCGTGAGAGAAAGTTTCATTTTAATGAGACAATTCATAAAGACATATTTACATATGTGCGCACTTATGAAGCCGGGGAAAGATACAAGTCCTTAGTTCTACATGATGATGGCTTTGCTACTCAAGATTCTCTTGACTCTGATAGGCATGGATTTGTAATCAGTCGAAAGAGGGTTTTGTTTCCTAGTGAAACCAACAGCAGGGGTATAGGTTTGATAACTATACAATCTTGTGATTAACCTGTTGTGAGTAGATCCGCGGTGGTTGTATTAACCAAAATATGATCATGATGAAGTCATCAACTACATCAAAAACCGCGAAGAAGAAAAGAAATAATAATAGAAGAAGAAATGAATCTACTATTATAAATGGGAATAGAGGACCTTTTGTCCAAAATTCAAGCACAGCCCTTTCTTATGAAAATGTAATTAAGAATCCTCTTAAGTTTACAGTCATGGGTAAAGGTCTCCACAATTCTGATTGGGGAGAGGCGATTCGCTGTGTTGGTACTCAGCAAGCTTGGGGTATTGGCTATACTACTACAACAACAGGGGTATTGCAGTCTGGCACTGCGTCAACTCAGAATAATGGAAATTATGCTTTCATAAATCCAGGAAATCTGAATGAGCGTATTGGCTACTTTGCTGCAATTTACCAGAGATATGCTTTTAGGAAGATCATCTTTCACTACATCACTAAGGCAAGTTCTACCCAAACAGGTAGTTTTGCAATGTGTGTTGTCGGGGATGGTGGTCTCTTTTTAGCGTCTCAGGGCCCTAATTATTTGAATTATAGTCAGATCCAATCTTTTACTCCGTCATTAGTTTTGCCTTATAGAGTTGAGTATCAAGCGATGGAATACCGTTTTACGGGATCCAGAACTTGGTATACAACTTTTGACAACAATCTAATTTCGGCTGGTGCTGAAGATCTAAGACAAACGGTTCAGTGCATTTTAGCTGCAAACGCTGACATGGCTTTAGGCTCTGTCAACAGTTTGGGTGATATTTATTTAGAATACGAAGTGGATTTTTACTCTCCTCAATTTTTCAATGTTAACATACCTCTTTTACGTTTCGGAAACGAAACCGCAAAATCACTCGTAAGAGTGCATGAGCATATGAAGACAATGGAAGAAGAAGAAGTGAAGAAATTCAAATCTATTCTAAACGAAAATATCTCAAGTGCAATGAAGGTATTCTCAATTCTATAACAGTTATAGAATGGTTCAGTAGGCGTGGATGCGTAACTGAATTTTTAAGTATGATAAGTATTAAGTTACTTATTATTTCTTAACATTTTTATTTTTCTAAAATTATTTCTTTCTTGAAAAAATCAAATGTATGAAAATTAAATTGTTTTCTACCTTTGAGGTCCCACATAATTACGTCTCAACAACGATGATTATGAAAGGGATTGTCTGTTTCATTGCCCAGTTGGCACAGTATGGCTAGAGTATTGGTTGATACCTTACTCTACTACTGTTCCTAAAACCTGGATGAAACCGGACACTCAGAGAACATTCC